CGAAGAACACTGAGTAGATTATTTAGCTTCATGAGTAAAAACCCTATTTAAAAGAGATTCAAAATTTAATTACGTAAAATTAATCTAAAAAGATAGCTTCTGGTTCTGTCAGTTGTAAATTTTTCACTTCGACTAATGGGATACCAAAAGATTGTGCTGAATCTGTTGGAGTTACAATCCCATTTTCCTTAATTAAAGCAATGTATTCTTTTAGCTCTAGTTTTATTGAGGTAGCAGAGAGGATGGTATGGTTGTGTTCTACTAGTAACTCACCCTCAGTGTGGCGAGACTGAACTAGTGGAGCACCACCTTGGACTGGAGCACCGGGAAGAGCAATAGGAGCAGGACCAGCGGGACCCATCGGAGGAGCACCTCCACCCATATCAGGAGGAGCACCTCCACCCATATCAGGAGTGCCGAAGTCAGTTCCCATATCACCCATAGGCATGCCACCTCCACCACCCATGCCGCCTTCCATACTGGGCTGGGCTGGGAGTAGATCATCTGGCTTGAACATTTCTATAATTTCGCCTTCGGTTCTATGAAGGATATTCTTGGCAATCCATCTAGTATTGACACCAAAGCCTCTGAATTGACCTGCGAGATTTACGGCAGCGGCTTCTAATTCAGTCTTGGCCTTCTCTTCAATATAAGAAGGGCGAGTCATGACTAGATCGAATGACTTAATCTCATCAACATTAGAGATGCCACGAATAGCCAGATGGATCAAGCAGATATTCTTTATCGTCTCTAGGTAGTCTTCTTGGATATTCTGAATAGCCTTACCGAAAGTAACGTTCTGCTGGGATAACATGCCCTTTGAAGATACGTCACCCTCAAACCCTAAGAATGCCTTGGGTACTTTGAGAGCACTGAAGAGGCGATTGTTTAAGAAAGCCACGTCTTCAATATCTCCGATGTTTTGAACACCGTTTAAGAGGTCTACCTTAGACTGTGAACCCTTACCCATGGGAATAAAGAGGTTGGCATTCATGTCTAATAGTTGATAACGCTCATTCAGCTTGCCATTTGAGAAGTATTCCTTCTTATTGATGGCATTAATCTGGCGTTTAACTATGTTTTCTGCATCAGCGCCTTGGTTATTGCCCACATCGACATAGAAAACTAGGCGGGTAGGAGCACGATTTAAGCGATAAATGATGAGTGAGTCGAATAGAAGGTCTAGTTTCTTCCAAACATCCACAGCCGAATCAAGTACCGAAGATCCGTAGGGCATGAAAGCGCCCTTACCACGAAGTCTAAAGTGAGCCAGTTCATACTTTAAGAACATTACAAGAGATTCGTCATCCTGGGAGATGGAGGAGTCGCCAGTAAGGTAGGGCAATGAGAGAGTATTAAGAGTGATATAAGGGTTAGCTCCACCCGAGGTGATGTTACCCTGCTGAACCTGACTCTTTAAAATGTCCAGATCCTGAATATATCCCTCAAGCTTACCAAGACGCTCAAGGCGATATACGGAAACTTGGTCTAGATCCATTAGTTCTACGACACCACGAATAGAGTCGAGTTTCAAAGCACAGAAGTGGTCACCATACTTACACATGCTTCTGAGGATAGACCAGCTACGAGAATTGTTGATACCAGTATCGTTAAGCAGATCAGTGAGTTCATCCTGTATATAGCGAGAAGGAGAGAAGACACCGATAACCTTACCACGATCATTCTTTTGTGTAGACTCATTAGCATATACGTCAAGAGCCGAAGCTACGAGGTCGGCATCCATTCTATCATACATACCATAACGAGAGTGTCGTAAGGCTTCACGCTCAAGATATTTGTGATAATTTTTACCTACACCGTCCTCAGTAAAGACAGATCCGTGTCCAACTCCCTTGTTCGAGATGACAGTAGGTTCAATAATTGGAGTAGGTGCAATCTCTCTAGTGGTAGCCGCTAAAACGGAATCTATAGAGGTTCTTGCAGTAAACTCGTTACTTTTACTGTTCTGAAACAATTTTGAAATTGCCGTGAATAAGTTACGATTGGTTGTGATAGCCATGCTGAGTCATATCCTAAAATTAATTAGCCGTGTTAGAAATCCGTATTACCATATAGAAAGTTACGATGAGATTGAATCATGTTCTGGAACTGTGGGTCAAAGAGATCGTCAAAAGTAAACTGTCTATTTGTTGGCAGCAGACTTATAGAGTCTAAGTTTTCTTGTGGATACTGAGTTATTAAGGGTACACCGATGAAATCCTTGGTGGATTGGTTTCGCTCAAAGGCTTCTACTGGGTGCTCTATCTCCATAGTTTCAAGCCCGGATCCGTCATATACACCAGAACGGATCTCATGGTATATCTTTAGTCGATTAGCCAAGACGGAGATCGAAATTCCCATTCTAGAGGAGTGGTATTCTAAATAATCATGTGAATACTCGCCTCGATTATCCATTCTATTAGTTTCAGTGATGAGACTGAAGTCCATCAAGGGCTTATGGACAAACTCCTTTGGCGTAAGATCAACTAGGGCCATTGCTAGAGCTAATACAGCATCGTCATTAGTTCCACGGGTAGCTTCGAACTTTCTTGAGGCATCAACATATAAGGTGCCAGCCGAGAAATTAGTCATCTGTACTTTGAGCCTGGCGGAGCGTAGTCTCTCCATATAAATAGTGTTATTAAAAAAGAGGAGTAGCTTCTCAATAAGGAGCGGTCTGGTTCGTCTATTCGTCTGGAAGCCGGGCGATGAGGCATTAACGTCATACCAAATATTCGTATATCCACGTTGTTCTAAGAGATAGAATACGATATCTGAATATGTGTTGGACTCAATTATTAATAGGGCATTGTTATAGTGGCGGGCTGTCTTGATGAGAATATCTACAAATACTTCAGTTGGTAGCTTGCCAAGATACTCCGCATGCTGTTCAACGGTGTTCTCATTGATAACTTGGAAGCACGTGGAGTCCTTTGCCGAAGCCTTATTACTGGCGCAGTCAACTCCAATGATATATTTCTCTCCAAACTCTACCGTCTTCCATATAAATAGAGTATCGTCATAAGTTACACCTCCAAAAGCCCTGTTAAGAATCTCAGAGGAGGGTTCAAAGGCATTGATGGCTTCACGGGAGAACAAGGAATTGAGGTTAATATCGAAGCAGACCTCGTACTCCTGCTTGAACTTATCGACATTTCCGTTATCAATGCGGATCTGATCTTGTCTAAAATTAGGATTCTTAGTAAAGATAGATGATACAGTCCAGGGTAGCTCAAACCACTTCCAACCGTTTACTCCAGACTTTGCCATAGTAAAGGTAGTATAAAACCAGTTCTGATCACTATTACCATTAGGAGTAGAAATAGCGATCAGCTTACCGTCAGAAGCCGAGATGGTTGGTAATAGACCCTTGATTACTTCGTCACACTTGGGAATGAATGCGGCTTCGTCAACTAGGAACACGGTAGCACTGAATGAACGGGCGGCGTGTGGGTTGGAGGTAATAGCCTTAACGCTAGATTTGGTTTCGAACTCAATAGTGCTCTTACTATATAAGGTACACGCAGGTTTCAACCATGCGGGAAGGAACTCATAGGCAGTTTTAAGCTTGGTAATGTACTCTTCTGCAGATTCTTTTCTGTGTGCAACTACGAGACAACGCTTACCAGAAGAGAAAATACTTAACCAGAGCGAATAGAACATAAGTGAAGTCGACACACCTAACTGTCTGGCCTTGTTACAGATGATGTATTTATCTGAAGCGAATGATCTAAGTAGGTCCTTCTGATACGTCTCAAGTTTGAATGGGATAATACCAGAACCGCCAGGGCCGGAAATAAGCCCGTAGTTCTCAGCGAAGTAAGAAATATCGTCGATACACTTCTGTCTCTCACTATTAATATACTCAGTGAGCTTTACTTTGATCTCTTCCTGCGAGAAGCCTTCTTGTCTCCATCGGTATACAAGACGCTCTGGCTCATAAGATAGATGAGTCTTATCCTCGTACTGAGAGATATATTTCTTAGCGTGAGCCTGTTTACCTGTGTTATTTATAGCCACTATTCACCTAGGATGGTATCTATGTCGCTGTCTTTAAGAATGTTACCGGTATTTACTTGCTCCGTATCGAAAACTACTTCAGCGTCATCGGTATTAATGGTATCAAAAGCTGAAGTGCTTACTACTATAGAGGGTGGCTGACTGTAGTTGGACTGTCCGAGTTTAGCACCAAGCATCATACCAAGCCCTGCTCCGGACAGGATAGAGTCCAGGTCACCCGAATTTGACTTCTTCTTGGCCTGTAGTTCAGAACCCTTATCAGTTACTAAGGTCTTAAGAATATCGATTCTCTTCTTAATAGCGTCCATGCGCAATTCCCCGAGGCGAGCAAGAGCAATTGGGAAACTCGCTTCGGTGGATTCAATCATTCTATCCTTTAATATAGACATGAGAGCATCTAAGTCAGAGGAGACAATATCAAGATCATCAAACATCTTAGAAATCTCAGTATCTACAATACGATTGATCTTGTCTACTCTAGCGGCACCGGAATCTTTCTGAGGAGTCATTGGTTTCCTTGATTCGGGTAACATATCATTCATAAAAGAAATCCACCTTAAGATAGGTGGATTTCGATAACTACACTTAGAGTGGTTAAATAATATAAGTTACTATCACTACAGATATAACTCATAAATTAATTACTCAATGTAGTTACCAACCTCCACCTGTACATATTAATTCACTCTTCTTCAGAAAGAGTGCCTTTTTGGGTAGCAAAATGCAACGGGCCGAAGTGAGAACGAAGCTTAACTAAACACGAAGCAATTTCTTTTTGCTTAAGTCCAGTTTCTGTCTTTAAAGTGTACTCTAAGTTGTGAACAAGACCTGAATGGGAGGAAGGATTACCTAATAAAAAGACTAGTTTTTCTAGAACTAGTCGGTCCATATCAGTTATATCGTCAAACTGCTCGGTGTCATCATGTAAAATCGAGTTTAAAGTGAGTAAAAAGTCCTGATATACTACAGCAGCATCAGTAAAGCCATCTGTATGTGAATCTATAGTACGGGCGATAGCATCATAAGAGACATTGGTAATCTTCTCAGCGCCATGAGCCATAGTAATAGTACAGATACCGAAGCTCAGTACCATGGTAAAGTAGGTAAACACTCTGGCGTATACATCCTTACCTTTATCATCCTTACCTACTACTCTGTCTGGATCGAACTTATCCATTGCATGTATTACTTTCAGTATAGCACTTTGGAAAATCTCCTCGTACGCTAATCCGTGCTTGTGTCTCTGGTACTTGAAGATAACACCATCGATTAAAGTGTAGCAATAGGAGACAAAGTTATTACGGTCCGTTGAATCCTGGGATACTTTCCACTTAGACCATAGATATTTCCCTACATCCTCTATGAAATACGATGTAGACTTCTTTCCTCTTCGCTTTTTAACCTCAGTCTCTAAGAAACTGTCTGGAAATAAGGCCATTGCTTTGATTAGAAAGGCATCCGAATGAGGAACTGGTTTCTTACTCTTCGCATCATCTTCAATCATTAGACGTATAGTATTTCTCTCAAGTCGCTCTACTTCAAGCTTATCATACATAATAACTCTGTAGCCAGATTTTTCTCTTCCTACTGAAACTTCTTCAATAGGACTATACGAATCATCAGTGATTTCAGCCATTCTTATCTCTTTTATATGAAGTTACTTAAGTAGTATCGACTAAAATAAAAATAAACATAATAAAAAAGCCTAACTATTTTCTAGTTAGGCTTAATTATAACTCGCAGTACTAAAAATAATTAATCTTCAGAAGGAAGCTGTTCGCTAATCTGAGGGAAAGGTTCCTCATTATCTTCCGATCTAGTCACAAAGTTATGCTGCTCAATGAAACACTTCTTCATCATACTAGAAAAGTGAGCTCGGTTTTCAGGTGAGCCATTCATCACTTCTAGGAAGGAGTTAGCACTATTCCACTTCTTTTCAGTACCGTCAGGCATGATCATAGTTTTCCAAGCAGACTTGGCACCACCAAAAGCGCCAGCATCGTTAAGTACGTCATAAGTAGATAGATCGCTATCATAGCCCCGACTGTCGTAATAAAAACGCAGGGGGAGAGTACGGCCAAGAGATGCGGCGGTTTTGCATTTAATGATTTTTGCTTTAACCACATGACCTTCCGGCTTCTTAGGCTCCCCCAACATAGAGCCTCGGGTAAGAAACAGGCGAGTAATTGCAAGATACTTAAGAGTATCACCGCCAGGACTCGTATACTCAGGCCCAGTGTACGCATTTACCATCCCACCCATCTTAATTCTGGCTTGGTTTATACAAAGTACGGCGAGATTAGTTTCCCGGCACACCATCTTAGTACGCTGTAAGCCACGTTTAATCATTCTAGCAGTTACTGCAAACTGCTGTTGATCCATATCAGCTTCTTGCTCGGCCCTAGTAGTCAGACCAGCAATAGAATCCAGTACCAATAGAGAAGGAGCCTTTACATTCTTCTTTGAAATGTAGTTAGCCACTCGCTCTATCTGCATAAATGCCTTCTCAGCAAGATCCTCAACCGATACGATACACTTACTAGTGTCAACACCGAAGTTTTCAAACCTAAAACGGTCACCAGCGCCACTTTCAGTATCAATCAAGACACCTAAGCCACCCTGCTTCTGAATCTGGCCCAACATATAGATACCAAAGGAGGACTTACCAACACCCTCAAGACCTACGATCTCAGTAACCTTACCCTGAGGGATACCACCACCTAACAGGTAGTCTAGAGGCTCGATCTTAGTAGGAAGGAAATCAGTTACAAAGTCATCGTCCTCAAGAGCGGCACTATTACCGAACTCCTTCTTTAGCTGAGTACGGAACTCACCTAGGTCCGAATAATCAAAAGAACCAGCACCGGAGGCTGGCAGATCCTTATCTAACTTACCACTCTTTTTTACATACGCCATATCATCTCCATAAAGGCGTGGCCTTGATACAGGACTCACTATCCCATATCAAGGCCACATGCTAAATACTAATCAAGCTGTGAGCGAAGTTCGTCAAGATCAATCTCGCCGTCATCTTCAACTACAGGCTGTACAACCTTTACAGGAGCCTTTCGCATCTCGGGCTTTGGAGCGAGGAGATTACGATCATCTTCATCGTCATCACCAGCAACAGGCTGAGAAGAGAACTCAGAGAACTTAGCCTTGAGAGCCTCAGAATCCATGGGAGTGACAATAGCAGTTAGGTCAGGAGACTTCTCAACAAGTTCATCGAAGTACTTCTTACCATTCTTACCGTCAAAAGCTACGGACTTGTCACCAAAATCGAGAACGATGGTATCGAATCCACCCTTGGTTGTAGCCTTACTCTTGCTGTACTCAACAATTCGACCGTCTGTAAAATCACAGAAGTCAACGCCCTTCTCAAGCTTGGACTCAATGAGTTCCATGTTGGTCTTAGACGAAGCACGAACAATCTTCAGGTCGGCTTCGGTGATATTATTCACATCAACCTGATCGGCCTCATAAGCGACCATAAGGTAATGCGTCTTTACTACTAACTTCTTGAAAGCATCACGGTAAGCCTCATTCTCAGTCTTGGAGAAGTTGCGCCAAGTCTTCCAAGCGAGGTCACAGAAGGGACACTCACCCAGATCCTGCTTCTTAGGACAGGCAACGGACTCAAAATGACCGTCAGGGAAGGTTACTGCATGATGATGATAGATTGTAAGAGGAAGCTCTAGACCTTCGTTCTTAAGGGGAAGGAAACGGAGCTGATACCGCTTGCCTGTCTCTGCCTTAAACCAGTTAGTCCCAGTAGTTGCTTTCTTGGCCTTGCTAGCCTCAAGCTTTTCCTTGAATCGTGCGAAATTCGTAGCCATTGTTGGCTCCTATGAAAGGGGAGGAGTCGTCCTCCCATGAGTGCGACCTCTGTGAGTCGCTATACTATTAATTCGTCCTACATTAAGAGTATCGGACAGGCCACAGAAAAAATGAGGCCGAAAATATATTTTATTTTGCCCTAAAGTTTTTTTGAGGACATACGATACTAACCTTGTTAGGTTGGAAAAATAAATATAAAGAAAGAGAGGAGAAGAAAGAATGAATACTATTACTTTACTTCTCTTTAAATAACTATAGATACTCTTTCTAACTCTTTTAGCCCTTTAGGGCGAATATTACTACTGAAAACCAGTTCAGAAATATCCAAATCATAATGTCTTCCTTACTTTTCAGAAATTCCTTCGCTTCCCGATATAAGTTGGGAAATAGACGAAAGCACTTATCTGAAAGAACCTTAAAATCGGTAAAGGATGTACCACCTGTACTTCTTTTGGACATAGACTACTTCTGTTTGCTCCTTGAATCCAGACAAAAGTACTCTAAAACTCCTATAGACATTAAGAAATATGTAACATTATGGATAAATGCTACGAGTAAAAGCTGTCTCC